TCTACGAAACTTGTCAAGTTTTTTGTTAGTAGTTCTAGCATTATCACATGCACCAGACATGGGAAGCATTTCGTTTAGTTTGTCAACCAAGTTTTTAAAACCAGGATTAACACCCCATTCACTTTTAAACATTTCTTCTTGATATCCAGTATACATAATGTCTCCTAACTTCTTAACTTACTCTTATAATATATAGTAAGAAGTCTTGGTTGTCAACCATTATTTCAACATTTTTATGATTTTTTTTAAACTTTCTGCGAAATATTCAATTTCTTCTTGTGTGTTGTGAATTGCTACACTTAGTCTTGTGCTGGTTTCCACATTAAAATATTCATGTAGTATGTGCGCACAATGCTTGCCTGTTCTCACTGCAATGCCATATGTGTTGAGCATTTCGGTTACGTCACGCATGTTAATACCATCTATATAAAAACTTAGCACACCACTTTTAGTAGGTGCATCGCCTAGTATGTGTAATCCTGGAATATCAATGATAGACTCACGTGCTAGTTTCAATAAGTTGCGTTCATATTTGTCAATAGTATCCATACCAATGCGCATCATAAATTCTAACGCTGTGCCAAAAGCCGCTGTTTCTGCAATAGGAGGTGTGCCTGCTTCAAAACGAAATGGAATGTCTGCCCAAGTTGTGCCTTGTTGTGATACATCCTTTACCATACCTCCACCTACAATAAATGGGTCCATTTCTTCTAGCAATTCCATTTTACCCCACAATGCGCCTACACCACTTGGTCCATAGCACTTGTGTGAACTGAATACATAAAAGTCACAACCATACAATTGAACATCTATGTGTGTATGCACTGCACCTTGACAGCCGTCAACTACTACTAGTGCGCCAACTTTCTTTGCAAGCAAACTAATTTCTAGTATTGGAAATACTGTGCCTAGAACATTTGATACGTGTGGAAATGCAACAATTTTTGTGCGTTCATCTATAGCATCACGGAATGCTTCAAAGTCAAATGCACCGTTTTCTTTTACATCAACAAATTTAAGTGTTGCACCTTTTACTTCACACAAACGTTGCCAGCATACTACATTAGCATTGTGTTCTGCTACAGTGATAACAATGTTGTCACCTTCTTCTACTCTGTGTGCCATGCCCCAACTAATTTGGTTAAGGCCCATAGTAGCACCTGCATTGAAAATAATTTCATTTGGTGTTTTAGCATTGATAAACTTTGCAGCACTTGCTCTAGCATGTTCAATGTTTTCTGTAGCCTTCATTGACATTTCATGTAGGCCACTGTGAACATTACTGTATGCAGTAGTGTAGTTTCTTTCTAGTGCATTTAATACGCACTCGGGCTTTTGTGCGCTGGCTGCACTGTCAAGATACACCAACGGTTTGTTATTAACTTTTGTTTTTAGAATAGGAAATTGTTCCTGGATACGATCTAGTTCTATCATTGTGTAGTATTTATTTTAACCGAAGTCAAAAAGACTTGCAAATGTGTTCTTGGCAGCAGCTGCATCCAAGTCCCAATCCATAACACCTAGCAAGTTCTCTAGCTTTTTACTAACTACAACATCTTCCATGTGATCTTCATCAAATGGCAAATCCTTGAACCAATCTGGCAAACGTGTTTCATCTGTGGGATAACCTACACTTGTCATACCAAGTGGATTGTCTTTTAGCCTACACACAATAGTTTTCATACCATCTGTAATTTCTACTGCATAGTTGTCTGCGTTTACTTCACGTAGTTTGTTCCAGTTCAGTGCCGCTGTAACGTGTCCTGGCATAGCAGGCTTTTTGATGTCTTTTACACTCTTACCATTCTTGTGTGCATTGTTACGTGCTTTTTCATACTTTGCCATTTGCCCACGATACTGTGTCAAGTTGTTGACACGCTTTGGTGAACCTTTTTGCCAAGGATTCTTAGCACGAAACTCTTTTCGGAACTCAATAATTCTATCAAGTATTTCCTGCTCTTCACTGCCTGTGAGTGTTTTCAACAATAGTTCACTCAAAAAGTCTTGCATAAACGCAGGAGTATCACTGCGCTTCAAGTCCAAGCCCATGGCTTTAATCTTGCCTGGCTTGCCATCTACGTCTGTGCGCTTGCCTTCGTCATCATACACAAGAATAGCATAACGCTTCTTTGTAATAAAGATGCCCGCTTCACCAACAGTTTCTCGACCGGCTGCAATAATCTGTCCTAGTTCACTTGTGCAATGAAATGCTGTGTTCATAAAACGTGGAAACGTTTTGTTCACTTCTTCGCACACTGCATCATAGTAAGCAATGATGTTGTCTTTGCTCCAGTCTACTTCACCTTTGCGAATATCTTCTTTGAGAATAGGATATGCACTAAAGTATGCAGAGTCAGTATCGCCATACACAATTGCATCACCCAAGTGATTGTATTCACCTGCAATAACTTTGTTTAGTTCGCTTGCCATGTGTTTTGCAATACATCTACCTGTAAGTGTTGTTGATTGGCCTAGTCTACTATCAAAGAATCTACTGCCAGGATTCAACAGCGCACCATACAAACTGTTGAGGTTAATCTTTTTAACCAGCTGTCGCTTGTCCCAAAATGCAAACTGTTCAGGATCATCTCTGTGGCTTCTTGCTGTTGCTTGTAGTTCTTTACGTTCTGCATACCAGCGTTCTAGCAATCCAGGAATAATACCTTTTTTCTCATATGTAAAGATAGTGCCATTAGCACTAATAATCCATGGCTGTCCACTGTTGAATACAATATCATAAATTTCTGCACCAGTTGCTTCATAACTTTTGCCATCTTCAAAATCCAAGTGTAATAGTTCTTGGTTGTCACGTGCCATTACAAGTTCATATTCATGTGTAGCAAATCTACCTTCCCATGCACCTGCAATTGTTTTGCTTGCTTCCAGCATTTCTTTGGTGTATGTATGACGCACCTGTCCAACAATAGTTTCTGTTGACATGTTACAACTACGCAAGATACTAGGATACAGACTGTTCAAGTCAATACTGCCTAACCATTTGTGCATGCCTCGTTTGGGATCTGCAACATATGCACCAGCCGCTTGTGTTGTATCTTTGTCATAGCGTTTGTCAGGAACAATAAGTCCATGTCTGTGTGCTTCGTTGATAATAGCTTGGTCAGTTTGTGCAACCGCACCCATTGTTGTTTGTAGTAGCACTGTGTTAGAATGTGCCAACACGTTTGCTAGATCAATAAACTGTAGCTTTTGATCAAGTTTCACCAACAAGTCAACGTCTTGTCTATTGTATGCAATAAACTTTTCATAGTCATTGTTATACAGTTGATCAAGTGTGCCTTCATAGTCTACTTTGCGTTCGCCAAGTTCATATTCACCAATTGCATCCAAACTATATGAGTGCATCTCGTGATATGTGTATTTGCGATACAGTTGCATATAGTCCATATGCACTCTACCATGTGTATCAAATGTTTGTTGTGTTGCACCAAAGCGTTCAAACTCACGTTCTTTGGGAAACTTGTTCCACAAACAAAACTTGCGTGTGTGACTTTTACTAAGCACACGTGCTACCCTGTTTACCATGTAGGGAATATCAAAGCCTTCACTGTTCCATCCTGTTAGGATGTCTGCATCATCAATCAAGTCTAAAAACATGCCAAGTAGCTCTGCTTCATCTTTGCAAAGCACTGTATCAGGAAACTTGTCAATAATAGCCTGTGCTTCTGCTTCACCCATGCCTTTTGGCTTGATACTCAAACATACAGTAGTTTTAAGCCAATTCAAATGCACTGCAATTGCAGTTACAGGATTAAACGGATCTTCAGGAGGAGCAAAGCCCATGTCTTTGTTGAAGTCAGTTTCAATATCAAAAAACGCAATGTGTAGATCAGGTGTGTCTGTGGGATCATAGTTTTCTGCAAATGTTTTAAAAATTACATTTACATCGCTCTCATACAGTCCTTTGTGTCCATGTATTTTCTTCTCAGTATTAAACTTTTTACTTGTGTTACAAACAACACGTTCTAGTTTCTCACCAAAAATACTTGTAAATTTGCCACGTGGATCCTTGTAGTAGAATGTATACTTAGCAGGATATTCTTTGTATTCCCGCTTGCCGTTTACTCTTTCTACTACGTGTATTGTGTCTGTGTCTCTGTTATGAAAAGCGTCTACATAACTCATTAATCAGTGCGCCCCACACTCTCTAGAATATTTTCTAGTGTATCAAAATCTTCACGATGCTTGTGAAACTCTGCTTTGTATGCTACCTTGATTGCCTTGTTAAGGATAGCGGGCTTGATGCCCATTTCTTCTGCAATGTGCTTTACTGTATCTTTGAGACCTTCTTGTAGTGTTTCAATTTCAGTATGCACTTGTGCGCCTTCTGCGATGAGGCGTTTTAGTTTGTCAATGTCTGCTTGTGAGAATGCTATGCTCATAGGTATACTCCTTAGTTGTAAACATTATAGTGAAAAAATGCTGTGATGTCAATAAGTTTTATGGTATTGCTCTTGTAAAGTTTCAATGTCTGTGTTGTTTGATGAATGAACCATCTCAAATAGGTTGTAGCATAGTGTGACTTTATCATGCTGTTGTGGATAGTAATTTTCTAATGCATCATACAAATGTAACATAGTTGAAAGTTTTTTGCAAGTATCTTCTAGCTGTGTTACTGAATTATTATTTTTGTCCAAATAGTATTCAGTCCATTGGGATATATTTGTGCATTCAGCAATATTTAGATCTTTGTAAACTTTTTGTGTGTCTATTAGCCAATCATACATAGTGAAACTGTAATCTGCATGTTCTGCTAAATCTTTATCTCTACTTAATCTCTGTGTGAAAAGATATTCCCATGTATCAAACAAATCCCTAAATTTATTCATTTCATTGCTGTATTCTCTTTTTATCCAACTATTGATAAACATACCACACTTGTTGCCCATCATTGTGCTTATTAAAACAATTGGCAGATTGTGTTTAGTAATGTAATTTTTAAGTTCACTAATGTTTCTTGCGTGTGCAAATAGGCAAATATTTTTTCCCAAGCCAAGCTCATTGAAACCATTTGTCAAATCTAATAGTTGTTTTTCTGTTAACGACACTGTGTTTCTAAAGTCTTTGTCGTAGTTTAATTTTGACTTCATGTTGTCAGTAATATTCCACCAGTCATTTATAGTGTATGCTGTGCCAAACAAATCGTTTGGTTCTTCATCCCATACCGTGTTGTGAGGTGTGTTATAAAAATCTGGACTTTGATTGATTATGTAAGCAAGTGCGCTAGCACTAATTGCTGCTCGTGTGCAAACAAGATATATTTTATACATATTATTTTTCTAATTTTTTAATGCGATCTTCTAGCTCTTGTATTTTATTGCTAAGTTGTGGGTTTAGTTTTTTCCATGCATTTGGATCTTGTTTGAACCAAGTCCATCCCCAACGCTCTACAAAGTAATTTAACAGTGCTGCCCATTTGCCGTATGCCCATAATGCAATACGTGTATCTGTTGCCCATGCTACAAACAAAGCACCAAAAATACTACCTGCTAGAGCTGTATAAATCCACAGTCTATCAGTTGCCATACGCTCAATCATTTCCCACATTATACATTTGCCTTGTTAAGTGATAGTTGTGCCCACTGTTCTCTACCAGCGCCAGCTTGTGTTGGAATAATGCTGATACTACGTGACATAGCATGACCACTGTTTTTGAAAGCAATCAAGTCTTGTGCATTTTTAATCATAGCAAACTTTTGATTAGGAAAACTGCATAGCAGTAGCGCATCAAAATGATCTCTGTTTTTATACCATTCAAAGTTTGCTGTCATGTATGCTTCTTCAATTTTGTTTGCATCTTCTTGTGTAGCAATAGCTTGAATAACTGGATCTGCAAATTGTTCTAAATCCATCTTTAATAGTTCGCTTGCAATTGCTTGACGCACTTGTTGGTTTTCTCTGTCTACTGTAGGTAGATCTTGATTTAATGCTTGAATAAATTTGCCAAGTCCTAGTGAGCCGCCTGTGCCGCCGATTGACTGTACCACTGTAGGAATACGTTCTGCATATTTGTCTATCACTGCACGTTTTGCTTTTTGTGAACCGCCGCCGTAGCCAATACGTCCACCTGTTGAACTTGTAGCTGCTTTTAGTTCTACTTTACCAATGCCGTCGATTTCCAAGTCACCTTCACCTGATGCTAGTTTAATTTTGTTTGATAAACTTGCTAATGCATATTCACCTGGGCCTTTTTGTTTTTTACCTACACCGTAGTTTTTGAGATCTGAGAATACTTTGATTGCACCAGGATGTGTAAAAACATTTGAGAAACTTGATAAAGGACTATTCATAGCACTAATGTTTACAACTCCACCTTTTTCTAGTTGATCAACCATGCCTTTCATAGTTTTGTAGTCACTGTCTGCATTTGAAATGATTTGTGTCATGTCTTGTGTAATTTGACGTTTTTCATTGTCACTTAGTGTTTCGTCTGCTAGTGGTGCCTGAAAAGCTGTTTCAATGCTTTGTCCAATACTACCGCTGTTAAGCAGTTTGTAGATTCTATCTAGCAGTGCTGCATCATCTTCGTTTTCAGCTTCCAAGCCTGCAATCTTACTAATAATAGTTTCTTTTTCAGCACTTAAATCATCATATTCAAATAAGTTTCTCAGTCTCATTTTTAGTTTCCTTATCTTCTCCATACCTCTTGTGCAGGCACTTTAATAAATCTTTCTTTGGTATTATTTTTATCTGGATTAGGAATTGTAAGCATTACATTCTTGTTCAGTGTAAAAGCACGATATTGATTTGTAGTGCGTTCGCCTGACAGTTTGTATGCAATGCGCTGTGCTTTTTGTATTGCTGTGCGCTTTTGACAATGCTCACCTTTACTTGTTTGTGTTGCTCTTTGTCTCTTTTTTCCCATTATCCCTGTCCTCTATATTTTTTAAAACTTTTACGTTTGTTTTTGTTCATTGAACTTGTTTTAGTTGAATTAGACATACGACCTGTGCTAGTGCGCTTGTCGTTGATTCCATTGTATGAACCTCTAGCCATAATTTGTTTATCCACTTCTATCGTTGGTTATATTTAATTATATGTATTTATGATTTTTTTGCAAGACGCTTTGTTGCAGCTTCTGTGCATTTTTTACAGCGACATGTATCGCATGCTTTGATGTGATATGGCTCAGCGTCAACACCATAATCTCTTACTTCTAACCATAATGCTCCATCATGGTGTGGGTGTCCGCAGTTTTGGCATACAGTGCCATCACGCTGTGGAAGTGTTACTTTCATTTATTTTTCCTTGTAGTATTTGAAACGTTTTTTGCTTTGCCTTTACGATTCTTGTTAGGATCTTCTCTGCGTTTTTTTCTTACTGCTGCTGCAATTGCAGCTTTACCACCTTTGGCTCTTAAACTTGCAGCACGTGAATTGCTAAGGCATTTAGGTTTGCCTTCACCTTTTTTAGCATCACCGCATTTGCCAATACGTTCGCCTTTGGTATTGTAACGATCCCAACCGCCGCCACCTGCTCCGCCTTTTTTACCTTTGCCGAACCAAGCTCTTAAATCTTCTGGTATAATATCGTTAATAAACATTAAATCCATCCCAGGGCATACGCTATACCCATCTCAATTCCAAGTAATGTTGCGAAACCCACAAGTGTAAAACATACTGCCAATGGCAAATACATTATATCTTTCCAGGTTCTTTTTCTTGTG